GCAGAACTAGAATTTCCATGGAAATTAATATAATTATCCGATACAGTGACCTTTTGCGCGTAAGGCGTCAATTCAGGTACTGTAGGGATAGTTGTTGGATAAATTGCCATTTTTTCTAATTTTTAATTGTTAATAATTTTTAAGTTTAACTTTAAGATTAGAACTATCATCGCCACTTACCACTCTTACTTTTAATCCCCCTCCAGCGTCTACCATACCATCAGATGTTTTTCTTGTTAAGTTGATGTTTTTAGCATCACTTGTCATCTGCTTTACGGCATCTGCTTTGCCTTGTTCATAAAAATGAGTTGCTAGTGCGTCGGGATTTCTTGCTGCAAACAATGACTTGTGATACCCAGGCGCATTTGTTAACATGTTACTGTTATCAATATATTTACTAAAAACTTTTAGTACGTCGTTCTGAGCTTCTTTAGTTTGCTTAGCATCCTTGACATTATAACGATATTTCTTATCCCCAACGTTAAACTCAAAACCTTTGAAGTTTTGGTTGAAAACAAGATCTGTTTGTTTGTTAAAATGTTTTAACTGTTTTTGATTTAGTTCTTGCACTTGTTCTTGCTCTGTATTGTAACGGTTAAAAAAGTCTATTGCTTTTTGTTGCTCTGGAGCTAAATGAGAGCCCAACTTGACCTCTTCATAATATTTTTGCTTCATAGTTTCCAAAGAGTTTCTAGCTTCTACAACCGCTTCTTTATAAGCAAGCTTTTTACGTTTCACATCTCTTACTTCATCAACATCTTCATCAAAAGAGAAATTATCCTCCATTAAAAAATTTATTTCTTCAGCGTTAAGGTGTGGTTTAGATTGTTGATAATAACTTCTTAATAAAGCATCATCTTCAATATTTGAATAATCCGTATTGAGTTTAACGTAATCCTCAAGCGTTCCACCAGTTTCTTGCATAAAGTTCGCGACTTTTTGTAATTTCTCTGGTAGTTCCATTCCTGGTTTTTCATCAACAAGATTTTCTTGGACTTTTTGATCCGATTCATTCTCGTTAATTTCTTCTAAAACAGGTTCTTCAGTGTTTTCACTTACAACCTCTTCATTTATTTCTTTTTCAACCTCTACTATTTCTTCAATTGTTTGCCTCTCGGCTGTTTCATCGGAGATTTTTTCGGTTTCGGTTTCTTGTAATTCTTTCCCGGCATCTTTTTCGTTTTTATCTAATTTAGTTAAATCTAATTTATATGTACCGTCTTCGGCGAAATTAGATGTAGGTTCTTCAACTTGTTTTTCTTCAACAGGTTGAGTTTCGTTTTTAGTGTCTTGAACTTCTTCAATCACTTCTTCTTTTTTGTTTTTTGCCATAATATAATATAATTGTTAATAATAGTTACCTTGGTTCAAATTGTTCTAAACCAAATCCACCTAAATTATCAAATCCGGCTGATTCGAAGTTTTTAGGTCCGGTATCTTTTTTTCTTTGTTCAATCAACTCACTTTGTTGAGTTGCTTGTAATTTAGTTCTTTTATCTTTACGATCTTCTTTCATTCTATCTTTTCCATCAACTACCTGCATTTCCATCTGCTTTAACTGCATATTTAATTGGAATTCATGATCCATTAATTGTCTTTTTATGTTTGCTTCTTCTTGTAATTGTCGTATATCAAACTGTAATTGTGCTTGATTTATTTTAACTTTGCTATCAGCTATACCTTGTTGCTTTTGTATTTCAGCTTGAGCAGCAGCTTGTGCAGCTTGAGTATTTGATTCTGTTTGAGCTTGAATATTCTCCATTTGTAATTGTCTATCATATTCTTGCTTTTTACGTCTTCTAAGTTTTAATAATTGATTAGCTAATTTTAAATTTTTAACTTCTCTAACATCAATTGCATCTTCTAATTGAATTTGTTCTTTTTGAAGAGACATTTGTATATTATTTTCTAATAATGCTTTTTGTTCTTCATCAGGTGATAGTTCTAAATAAATACCAAAATCATGCAAATGTAGTAATTTTAATTCATCTAAAGTAGCAATATTAAATTGACCTAAAGAATTTAAAAAATTAGATCTAGTATTAGAATATTCTAATACATCAGCTATTCTAAGAGATAAATTTTCAGCTACTTTTAAAGTTAAATATAAACCACCCTGTAAAACATGTCTTGTTGCTGTATTTGAATTTGCAGCTGCTAGTTTTTGTACACCAACTAACGCTCTTTCATCAGGTAAACTACCATCTCTAGCTTCATTTAATCCGGTCACGTCTCTTATCATTTGAAGATAATAATTATAAGATTGTATTAAACTAGCTATTTTAGCGTTTCCAGAATTAGAATTAAGTTCTTGAATTGGCATTTTACCATTATTAAAGTCCCCATCTTGTGTCATAGATCTACCTATAACACTACCAGTTTGGAAATACATATTTAACGCTTCCTGAGGATTATAACTAGTGCCATTACCTAAATCTATTTCTGCAAGACCATCTGCGTCCATATAAATACCATCAGGTACCATTCTTGATAATACTTGTTGTAATTTTAAATGTGTTAACTGAATCATATCAGCAAAAGTAGTCATTCTACCAACTAAAGACTCTGGTTTTCCTCTATACATTCTAGGGGCAACAATATTAAAACTCATATTTACTTTAGTAACATCAGAGTTTGGTCTAGTCATATTATGGTTCATAGACCACTCTAACATTATATCATGGCTAACTATTTTCGCTCCTGAATATAATACTTCTATAGATCTTTGAACTTTAGTAAATCTATCATTTGGCTTTTTAGGTGGGTCAAATTCATCAGTTCTTACAATTGCTTTTTGTGCACCACTAGCTGTTTGTTTTATTTTATATATCTGATTTTGAAAAGTTTTGTATTCAAAAAATAAAACATTAACATTATTATTACCTCCTGATTTCATTCCATCATAAGATTTATACATCATACTAGAAGAATGTGTATTTTCCATTTTTTTAATATCTTCTAATGTTAAATGAGGAAATTGTTTTTTAAGTTCAGACATACTCATTTTTCTAACCTCTCCAACATAATATAAATCTTCAAAATATGGAGAATCAGTATAAGAATAAACTATATCTACTGGATCTACGTAGTCAATTCTAATACCCTCAGATGTATTGAAAGATGTTTTAGCGCAAGCAATACCTAAAACTGTTAAATCATAATCTAATCTCTTTTTTGTTAAATCATATTTATTTAAAGCCATTAAATTATTTAAAGCTTCTTCTTGAGCAATTTCTATAGATTGCTTGTAATCTAATTGCATGTGTAAAGCTAGTTCTTCATTGTTTTCAGGTAAACTATTTGGATCATTTTTAAAAAGATTTACACCACTTCCATCTAAAACATTTTGTGTAAAAACTTTTGTATTCATATCCACTAACATAGCGTTTACATAATCAGTTCTTTCTTTTAAAGAAGCTGTGTCTTGTGAATATGCTTTTAAATCATAAGCTCTTTCTGATATACCATTAACAACAATATCAACAAACTTAGGTATAATAGGTACTGGTTTCCAATCTAAATTAAGATAAGACATGTCACCGTTTATAGATAGTTCGTCTTTATATTTTTGTATTGATTGTTCGCCTCTTGCGTATAATCTTAGTCTATGGTAATTATCTCTATTAGTAAAATATCTAGTTGAACCAGCGTCTTTTTTAAACCACTCTGCTTCAATAGCTTTACCAACCTGCATTCCATATTCTAAGGAATTTTTAACCTCGTCAAGCACTGCATGACTAGGGAAACTATTTGTTGTATTAGGTTGTTGTTTCATTAGTTAGTATTTTTGATAAATTACCCTCATTGTTGTATTTAGAAAATCCAAAATTTATTATTTTTGTTGTTTTTGCTTGTGTTGGTTTATATAGGTTTTTATTACACGCCATTATAGCTAAACCTGAACTTATAGTGGCATCAAATTTAGTTCTATTGTTTATATCAAATTTAGACCAATCATTTAATGTTCCGTTAAAATACATATCTCCATATGTTTCATCACCTCTTAAACCAACATATCTTTGTATATATGTCTCTATTGCGGCAGCATGCGCTTGCCTTATATCTTCACTTGAGTTAGGTATACCACCTATTTCTTTTTCAGCTACTGAAAGTTTATTCCAAACCTTGTCAGGTCTATTCATCGAATAACCTCTATAACCTCTTCTTTTTAAATAATATAATAACCTTGGTTTGTTGTTTTCGCATAATATAGGCAT